TTCATGAGACCTTCATAGATTGCTGTAGGATACGCATTAGGAGCACTGGGTTGGGCAACCACATCTATAGTGACGATTTCAAAGTCACTTACATGTCCTGTTCTGTCATCAACATTACCTGATCCACGACTGCTAACACCCAGCTTCACGCCAGATGTCAACAGAGTCTTTATCAATTCACCCATCGGGGTTGGCAGAATTTTCAACTTGCCGCAACCAGCATGTCCGTCCATCCACATGCCTTCAACTGTGTGGCACACACGATCTAAGTTAATCTTGAGATCGTCTGGATGGTCCACTTCACCTAAAACGGAGTTACCGTTACGGATCTGTTCGTTGATGGTTTCTACTGCCTTGATAATTTCGTGTCGAGGATAGATACGCTCATTTGCATTCTTCTTGTCGCCTTCAATACAAATGCCTTTGAGATAGAGGTGCTTTTTGCCGCCAACATCAGCTTCTTCCAAAACTTGGATGTTGGCTTGGCTAAAAGTAAGATCTTCTCTTAGGTATCTAGATGACATCTAATTAACCCTTACGACCGCTTGGTAGTGGGCTCTTGTTGTTTTGACCTTCGCTGCCGGCGCCCATTTTAGGCTTTGGTGCGGGTCCAGGTTTGCCATAGTGTCCATTACCTTGGTAACCCGGCTGCTCTTTGACTTGATTGCTGTAAGCACCGGCTGCATCATGTTTGCCACCGCCGTCTGTGCCAGTGTGAACAGGCTTGCTGGCCATACCAGTTGCACCTGAGTTAAATGCTACAGGACCTGCTTTGCCGTTGCCTTGTTCAGCAGTAACTGGCTTTGGGGCTGCTTTCAAGCTGATGGCTTCCATCATGCCTGGTGTCATTTCTTCTGTGTCGTCCATCTCGATAGCGTCGCCGCCTTCTTCTGGACCAAAACCGTCACCGTCGCCCATGTCGCCACCCATGTCGTCACCGCCCATGGCAGCTTCAAACTCGGCCATCAACTGGTCCAGTTTGTCTTCTAAATTCATAATGTCGTCTTTGGTAGCAGCTTCGTCGCTACCACCTTCGTCGCTCCCAAACTCATCGTGATCAGCTTCTAAATCACCAGTTAGGTCAGCACCAGCTTCTTCAGCTTCGTCGTCAAATTCAGCATCAGCGTCATCTTCGCTTTCCATGCTCATTTCTTCTTCAGTTTCAACGTTGTCGATAAGGTCATCAGCAGCGTCGCCGCCCATCATGCCTTCGTCAAGGTCGTCTTCTTCAGCTTCGTCTAATTCTTCTTCGGCTTCTTCGGCCATTAAGTTTTCATAGATTTGGCGGCTTTTTTCCACAACAATGTCGTGGAAAAGTTCGCGGGCCTTTGCATCTTCGTCGTTGATCACATATTCGATCAATTGTTCAAAACGGTTCATATTGGGTAAACTCCTATAGGTAAAGTGTGCTGTTATTTAATATAACAGTCAAAAACTATAGTGTTTACCCCTCAAAACGGCTGTTTTTTCTTGCCGACTGATTAGGCTAAGGGTTGTGCTGGGGGTTGATACTGTTTGCGTATCAGTTTGAGTTTGTCTTTAAATTCTACAGAACGAATGTCGTTCATCTTGCGCAGTTTGTTTAGCTGGCGCAAGGTAAGACGAGTTTTACGCAAGTCGCTGAGTTGCAGCTGACTGTTGTCCTGGCTAAGACTTTGATAAGCCTCGGGCTGTTGATTGTAGATTTCTGTCAGTAGCATGTTGTTATTTATAACGTTCCAGGTGCTCCGGGGCCGGCTGCTGGAGGCGCTGCTCCAGGTCCTGTCATGCCTTCTGCGCCTGGTTGATTCATAGCAGCCATTTCTTCACCAGTGGTTATGTCAGCTTCCATGCCCCCTGGCGTTACACCCACAGCTCGCAAGTCGCTGCCAGCCACAGGAGGTGCGTCAACGTCATCATGTTCTTCACGCCACAACTCTTCGTTCTTTTGAATTTCGTCTTCGGTCAATCCCAAGAAACGTTCCAACATAAAACGCTTGCTCATGTAAGGCAACTGCTCTAACGCTGTAAAAGACGTTATTCTGGTGTTATCCAGTTCTGATTGTCGATAACTTGCAAAGTTTTGTGGTGCATTGAATTTGATGTTAAACAGGCTAGAGTCAATGTTAAACCCACGCCACTTCAAGAACATCTTGAATTCGTCGTCTAATTTCTGCACAATTAACGCTTGCAATCGCTCGCAATACTGGTTGAATCTGTACTCTTGAATAAGGGCTGTGCCTACTTTTCCGTCACTTGTCACACGGTCTGAATCGTCTGGGCCAGTGGGCAAATAGCTAGATGGCACACGCAGGCCACGGGCCATTTTGTTGTTGAAATACTTTAAGTCGTCAATTTCGCCTAAGTTCTGACCGCCGGGCAATGTTTCAACTGACGATCCTCGACCGTCTTGACCTTGTGGAAAGAAGTAGTCTTCACCTACTGAAAGTGGGTTGTAAGACGCATCCATCATGTTGTTTCCACCACCTGTTACTGTAGGGATTCTGCGCTGATGCATTTCGTTTTTCACTCGCTCTACAAACTGCATGGCCAAGTGCGACGGCATGTTGCCCACGTCAATTTTGAAGATTCGTCGTTCTGGAGCACGTTGCACACGATAGATCAAGATTGAGTCTTCTAGCAATTGCTTTTGTTTGAACACCATGTAAATGTTTTCCAGAATACTTTTACCAAATGGCCAAAATGTGTCTAGGCCTTCGTTCAGGCTCATATGCACCACATGTTTGGCGTCTAAGCAAACTTCATTCATGGCTGTCATAAAGCGGCTATTGCCCACACCGCCACCTGTGCCGCCGTTGGGCATGGTGTAGTTAGAGCTGCCAGAAATTGATCCAGTAACTGGGTTGGTCATGTAGTCTGTGGTGGTTTTTGCTGCCACAGTCATATTTTGGAAGTTGGGATTGATATCACGAATCACATATTGTTCAGGACGTTTGCCTTCTGACTCATTCACAATCACACGGGCCAACTTGCTCATGTCTACCCACATCATTTCAAATGTTTCTGGATCACGCACAAAGATTTGATCGCCATACTTGATGGTGTTGCGGAACAGTTTGAATATGCGCTGGTCCAGTTTGTTTAGCTTGACCCACTGCTTCATCTGCTTGCGGATGATTTCAATTTCGTGATCAGTGGGCTTGTCTTGATAGTCAATGTCAAACGGCGTGCCGTTTTGTTCGTTTAACTGTGTGGAGAACTCTGCAATAATGTCCAAACAGGCGTTGATTTCCGAGTCCATGTCCATGTTCTCATACTGGTTGTAACGCTCAATTCTGTTGGGGTGGCCAGAGTAAACTTCAGGCAGTCTACTGGCATAGTTGCGAAATCCAAACTCATTAGTATTGCCCATTCCGCCATCGTTCTTGCCGTATCCCGGAAACCCAAACTGGTTGGTGCCCGAAATTGGACTCATTACTCCAGACGTGTCTGCTACTTTGAAATATTTTTTCCAGCCGGGTTTGTTTTGTTCTGCCATGGTTGTTTATTTACCGTTAGTTCTGTGCATACGACAGCATCTTGGCGCTTGAGTCACTGGTGGCTTTGCTGATTCTAGCAATTTCAGACAGTGTGCTATGGCTGCGTTCCATCACAGCATTGAGATTGTTCAATGCACCCATTAGGTCATTCATTGGTGTAATACTAGCTGGACCAGATATCAATTCTGGTTTGCCGCCTTCGCCTGCAATGCCCACTTTGCCTGCACCCAGCATTCCACCTTCTTCAAACCCGGGAATTTGTGCATGGAAATGCCCTGCTGTGGATTTTGAACTGGGATTGTTGTATTCATCAATGGCCAAACTGGCGCCTAGGCCTTTGAGCCAATCAGTAATAGATTTGCCTTCTTCCTTGCTAGGTGGTTGCGCCACAGTAAAGTCTAGTGCCAGGCCTTTAGCATGCTGACTACCGGGTGCTGTCTCTTGATGGAACTTGTCGTTGAATGCGCTGAAATACCCAAATCCCGGCACACCCCCTTGTATCTGACGAGCCAGTTCAATCAATCTAGGACTAATGCCTGCACCTTCTGCTTGCACATCGCCAGTTTTGATATTCAATCCCATCTTAGACAAGTCGTCTTGCTTGGTAGTTTGCAGTCCTTGCCCGCCACCCATGCCTGCAATCCCAGGCATGCTGGGTAATTTCAGACCGCTACCGCCGCCACCTTGTTGCCCACCACTAGATCCTTCGGTAAGTTGATAGTTTATTGCTTCCAGTTGATCTTTTTCAAACTTGGTTTTGGTCTCAATGAATCCTTTGTAAAAAATACTGTAGTCTTGAGCACGTTTGAGATCTATTTTGGTAATACTGTCTAGTTCTTTACTGCTAACAACAATGTCGTTGATAGACTTGTTAATTTTAGCAGTTTGAGTTTTTAGTTCTTCACTGTGATCTTTTGCGCGGTCAGCATCAATGTCTGAAATTTTTTGTCTTGATTTGATATCCAAAACAATTTGATCAACAATTTTTTCAATTGCGGCGCTTTGTTTCAGTGCTGCTCCGCTGGTTCCTTGCAGCTGACCAGTGGGTACAATGTCGCCGGCCAGGCTTGGAACAAACAATTCTGGGCCTTCTTCGCCTACTAGATAAGGTGTTTTAGCTGAAACTGGGCCACCAGCAGCTTTGGGTTGCACCGGAATACCTTCTTTTTGTTTTGCTAAAAAGGCTTTATCTCTTTCACTTATTTCTACTTCTGCTTCATTTTTTCTGCCAAACATAGCTGCAAGTTGTTGCATACCACTTTTGTCTTGTGCTGATGCATCCGCGCCTCTTCCTAATGCTCCACCTCCAAGATATCCAAGAAGTGCTCCGACAAGGCCACCGCCAACGGCGCCAACGGCCGTACCCACACCGGGCATAAGCGCAGTTCCAATTCCTGTGCCAAGAGCTGCCCCTCCTTTCATGCCAGCGTAGGCTCCGCCAATTTCACCTACAGTTTCTCCCAATTCAGCTTTGCCAGAGGCTTTAACTTTAGCATCTGTGCCATCGGCTTCAAATATATCAAAAATCCCGCCAGTAACTTTTGTTATAAATTTAGCTAGGCCTTCTATTGCTCTTACCAATGCTGGCAGCACATGGTCTTTCATTAACTCGCCTATTTTTGTTACCATAGGACCTAATGCTTCAAACAATTTTTCAAATGCTGGCGATAATTTATCCATTACATCTTCGGCAAGTTTGCCAGTAGCTTCTACTAATTTTCTATTTGCTTCAGCAGCAGCAGCAGTTTTTTCAACGTATGCAGGCATTAACTTGTTGAGTTCTTCTTGTAACTTCAGTTGAGTTTCTCTAGTTGCATTTTCAGCCTGGGCCATTGTCGTGGTTGTTTTGTCACGCTTTTCTGCATCTTTGACTGCTTGCTCATAATTTGCATTGAGATCGTTGCTGGCAGCTTGTTGCATTTTGTACAACATCTGAACGCTGCCTACAGTAGAACTTAGATTCCCCATCAAAGCCTGACCTTCAAACTGTTCCGCAGTTTGCCCATAAGCTACAGCCAGTTCCTGGGCGGCTGCTACAGCATCCTTTTGAGATTTAATTTGCCCGGACATGAACCGATTGCTTACTTCTGTGATCTTACCACCGGTGGCCATGTATGCTTGTTGAGCATCTTCACTTGAGCCAATGAATCCCGAAAGACTGTCCGCAAATTGCCGTCCAGCTTTGGGATCAATAGCATATAACATGGCGTGAGTGTTCTTGGCTGCTTCTGCGGCTTCCTTACCTTGTTCGCGCTGTATTTTTGCTATAGATGCTGCAAACTGTTCTCGGCTCATGGCTTCATCAAGAGCTTTTTGTTGTTCTTGACGATTCATGCCAGTAATGCGTGTTAGTTCATCAGTTTCTTTGATGTACTTCATCACAGCAGTACTGCTGGTGTCCATTTGAGTTTTGGTGCCCATGGTCAACAAGCGTTGTTGCTTGATGTAACCCATTGTGGCTTCGGCTTGCGCAGTTCTATCCAGGCCCATCAGCTCCAGCTGCACACGCTGTTCTCTGGTCAACGACCCCATGGTATCCTCAAAGGCCTTGCGACCTTTGAGAACTGAACCTCCAAACAATGCTAAATCTTTGGAATTTTCATTTACAAGTTTGAGATACTCACCAAATTTTTCTGTGCCTAACCCAACTTTTTGCAAGCCGTCAAAAACATCCTGCATGCCACCAGCACCAGTGGCACCAATTTTGGCCATGTCTTGATAGGCTTTAAAAACTTGATCAGTATGTCTTGCTACTTCAGCACCAGCTTCTAGTAGTTTACCGGTTAGCAATCCTAGGCCAGCAACTAACGCTTTGACTACTGGTCCACCAGGAACCAGAATTGCCAAAAATGCACCTGCATATTTGGCAGCTTCGGCCATTTTTTCTATACTGGCAGCAGCGGCCTGGTTGGCACTGGCACCTTTGTAAACTTCTTTGTTGTAGGTAACAAATGCATCAACCACTGCGCCGGTCGCGCCGGTCGCAGCGTCCATTTTGGATTTGAATCGAGAGGCAGCTTCGCTTGCTCCTTTTTCTTCTTGCGCAAGTCTTTTAGTTTCAGCAGACGCAGCAGCAGCGGCCTCAGACTGAAATCTTGTGAAATCAGTAAGTTCACGAGTGGCATCGGCAAGTCGTCTTAATTCTTCTTCGGTCATGGTTTATTACCTATAAGTAGAAGTATATTTATAGGTAAAAAAATGACCCAATCTTTGAATCCGCTACGAGCGTTTTTCCGTCAACCTGCCATTTACGTTCGCTTGCCCAGTGATGGACAATTTTGGCCGCCAGGCAGCATAGACATGCCAGTCAATCGAGAACTGCCAATTCTGCCCATGACTGCTATGGACGAAATTACCTATCGCACTCCTGATGCACTGTTCAACGGAGCAGCCATTGTGAGTGTGGTACAAAGTTGCATACCCAGCATTAAAAATGCCTGGCACATGCCCAACTGCGATCTCAACACTATTCTTACAGCTATTCGTATTGCTAGTTATGGACCAATGATGGCAGTTGACACAACTTGTGAAAATTGTTCCACAGAAAATAATTTTGAACTTGATCTAAAAAATCTATTAGATACGTTGGATACACCAGACTTTTCAGAATCTGTCAAGCACGGTGATCTTGAAATTTACTTCCAGTCTGTTGCGTACGAAAAGCAAACTGAAATCAACCTGTTGCAATTTGAACAACAACGTGTGCTGGCACAGTTGCCAAATTCAGATCTAACTGAAGAACAAAAAACCAAAATGCTAAACGATGCTATTCAACAGATTACCAAGATCACAGTGAAAGCCATCAGAAGTAGTATTGTTGGTATCAAGACCCCGCAAGCTCTAGTGTCTGAACCAGATTTTATTGAAGATTTTTTAATGAATTGTGACCGTCAACTTTACGGTGAGATTAGAGATCATGCAATTAAAATTCGTACCTATGACGAGTTTAAGCCAATAAAAATGACCTGTTCCAATTGCAAACATGAATACGAACAAAACTTTACTTTGGATACAGCAAATTTTTTCGGCGCCGCCTCCTAACCGCAAGCGCAGAACAAATCAATGAGATGATTGAGGGCATGGAAAAGGAGGCCAATTCAATTCGAGAAGAAGGATTCAAATTGGCCTGGCACATGCGTGGCGGCATCACTTACGAACAAGTATTACAACTCAGCAGCAACGAACGTGCAATGATTGCTGCATTGGCCAAAGAAAATATTGAAACTACCAAGAAAACAAACTTGCCGTTCTTCTAATGGATATTGAAACAGTCACTCAAGATATAGAAAACTGGATTGTGAACTTTGTAGAAGTTCCGCATCCTGCTCTTGGCGGCTGGGCACCGTGTCCATACGCACGCTCAGCACGCATGAAGAAAAGTTACGATGTGCGAATAGGCGTAGATCCCTACTTTGATTTGAAGAATCAAGCACGTTGGGGCATGGGCGATCGTGAAGTCATAATCTATGTGTACAATCCTGTGGCTTGGCCATATGAAATATTCAGCGGCAGTTTAAAAAATGCCAATCACGAACATCTCCTAAAAGCAGATATTATTGCACTCGAAGATCATCCTACAGATCAAGAAATAGTTAACGGTGTGTGCATGAACCAAGGCAAATATGCTCTAGCTCTAGTGCAAAGTCTTAGCGATCTAAACACCAAAGCAACAGTTATGGCTGAAAAAGGATTCTATCACAACTGGCCAGAAGAGTATCTTACTGGGTTATTCCAACATCGCAAGGATCCAAGATGAGTTATCAGTTTGCCAGAATTGATCTAGCAAAAACAAACTATACACCAAGTGTAAAGTGGAAGTACTTGCGTGACCCTGATATCAAACAGTTGAATTCTATCTATAGAGACTACTGCAAATACAAACATTTTGCAAGTGTGATGCCTATATTTGACAGTCGATACACAGATCCAATGACTGATGTGATTGGATATTATGATCAAGATCGGCTGGTTGCATTTAGTCTAATCCGACGCTACGACGATCATAACGCACTGTGCGATCAATTTGCATGGAACTACAACAAGCCCAAGATGAGATTGGGCATTGAAACAATGAAAACAGAGTGTGCTATCTACAAGGAACGTGGATTCCAATACTTGTACCTTGAACAAGCACACTTATACAAATCTAGCATGGCGGGATTTGAAATACTAGGACCACTGGAGTAAACATGGCAGACTTATATACAATTTGGGCAGATAAAGAAGGTGACATCTCGGACCTTGATTGGGTTAACGGAATGAAAAGTTTCTTTGATCATTTGGTTTCAGAAGATCGAATGATGGACTACAGAATCACTCGTTGCAAGATGGGATTCCGTTCAATCGCAGACATGCCTGAATGGATGATTATCATGGAGTTTCGAGACATGGCGCAAATGGACTCAGCATTCAAACGAGTTGCACCACTCAAAGGCGAACTCGAAGAGAAACACAAGTCATTCAATCAGTTTGTTTCAGGTACAATACAACATGCACTGTTTAGAGATTGGCCAGATACTAACTTAGATGATTAAAGACTTGCTACGCAAGTCTGTTGTTTTCGCTATCGCTCAACAACTAACTGTTTCTTGAATTAGTATCATCTAGATACTGTGGTCATAATTCACCGTATGCACGGTGAATTGAATGCATCATCTGAGTGACCGCAGTCATCTATTCTAAAGAGATTGTGTTTGCACACACGGAGGCGGTTGACCGGTACCCCCTACTCTAGCTTCACATATCAACGGAACCCTAGTAACTCGAAATAGATCCAAGTCCTACGAGCAGGGGTTGCTTTTTCTCATTGCCCCAACCATTTGCTGCCTTAAGTTAACAGTTGCCTTTGACGCCCAAGTCTGGACCGGGTATTGCACCGTTCCTCAATGGGGCTGAGCCAAACACTCAGCACAGAGTCGTAATTTTTGCCTATTGAATGAGATCTAGAATAAAATCTGCGTAAAGTTTGTGTTGGGCTGGCCCTGGATGCTCACCATCATTGCCGTAATCTTCAAAAATTGTTTTAAAAATGTCGTTGTGATATTTTTGTTGGTATTGGTAGTGATGGTATTCAGGGAGAGTTGCAAGATATCTAATAGTGTTATCGCTAGGTAGTAGCCCAATTATGAGTAGTGTTGCTTGACATTTGTTGCAAAAGTTGATTACTTGTTTGATTGAGTATATATGCTTGTAAACTGTATTTTGAGATAATAATGTTTTTTCAGGAACAATTGAGTTTAAATTTGGTATAATCTTGTAAGATTTAGCAGTGATTCCAGTAAGTAATTTGTTTTCATGCACAAATGTTAATCTGTTAGCAGAAGTAATCCCCCACATAACAATATCACCTTTACGTATGTCTGATCGTAAAATTTGATCAGCTGCCCAATCTATAGCAGATCCTGGTCTAGTTAAAAAACTGCATGGTATCTCTAATTTTTTAGAAATTAGATCTCCGTACCGTTCAGTTGGTGTTACTCCTATACCATGTGATATACTACACCCTACACACCATAACTGTGGAGTATCAACTATTCGCTGATCTACCAATGGAATAGGATCTGGCAAAAGTTTACTATAATCTAAATTTTGAACTTTTTGTTTGTCTGGCAAAATCAGCAACAAATGCTCTATTAACCCCTGCATACACGATGTCGGAAACACAGTATCAATGTGTTTGTTGTCAGTCCATTCTGTTGAAGGACAATAAATCACTTTGTCAGCGACTGTTAACAACTTCCATAAAATACCAATGTCTTTTGGCAAGTCTCCTGGCGATGTATACACAGTTGTGTTTTTTGATAAAGCATTATTAAAAAAATCTTGATAGTTGTTGAAATCTAATAGAAAAGCCATCGGATCGTACTGCTGTGCAGAAACAGATACAGAGTCATCAGTATCTCCTACAAATACAGTTAGAAGATGATTTAATTTTTCCATCAAATAAAATATTTTAAATTTTGTTTATAATGTGTGAGCCATGCACACGAACTTGAATATGGCCGTTATAATAATCTGTTGATTCTAATACTTTTCTTGTGAACTGTTCTCTTGCTTCAATGTACGAACATTCTGATTTTGATTTACAATAGTAAAGTATTTCTCTGGTAAAGTTTTCGGTGCCTAGTTTGATTACATCTGCGGTTAATTCTGGGCTTGACCCGTAGTACTCTCTCCAGTCTGAGTCGACCTTTGATCGTATCTTCTTCCGCTTCTTTGTGCCGTTCTTTTGTTTGACTATCTTGTATGTTGTTTTTGAAAATTTTGCTAATTTTTTGCCTATGTACTTGCGTCCAGATAGATTATTTGTGATCAAGTAAACAAATCCAACACATTCTTCGGGCAGTGTCTCAACTGGGGTGTCTTGATAAAGCCATGTCATGTGTTTTTTGGGGTTGGTCCTTGCTGTATAATTATCCTCTATCAATAAATTTGTTAAATTTTATGCTATTTCTACATCTGTGTTATAGCTAGTAAAGCCATTTTCTTTGATCACTTTGAGAATGTTCTCTACCCTACTGGTAAGTTCATCTCTGTGACTCACAAGCCAAATACTTTTGTGACGTTCGCGACTCATCTTCTTTAACAGGCCCAAGGCATTCTCCACACCTTGTGTGTCCAAGCCGTTGTCAATCATCTCATCAATGAACAACAGATTAATGGGCGAGTACAAACTTTCCCATACATCGCGGAATGCCCAACTCATTGAGAGTATCAATCGATTGCGTTCGCCACGACTCAGGTTGTCAAAGTCCAGTTCACGACCCAGTTCTTCAATGCTCACACTTAGATCGTTCATGAACTTCACTGTGTGTGGCAAGCCAATTCTATCCAAGTAGTGTGTGAGGCGACTGTTGAGATAACTCAAGTTCTGATCAATGATCTTCTTGCGCACAAACGAGTCTTTTGAGGTCAGCAGTTTGAGCAAAAAGTCTTGGTGATCTTGCACTCTAGTGAGTTCGTTCAAGTGATCATAACTCACAACCTGCAGGGCCTGTTGTTGCATTTCAGTAATTTGTTCTGTGTAAGGATCGGTCTCTTGTGCTTTGCTATTGATCTGTGTTAGCAATGTGTTCATGCGACTGCGATGATCAATTGCCTGTGTTTCGGTATCATAATGTGTGACAGGTTGTGTGCCAACTTCTACAGGGGTGTGTTCCGCCAACTGTTCAGCATAGGGATCTGTTTCTGCACGTTTGGCATCAATCTTGTGTTGAATGTTTTCCAACTCACTAGAATGTCGAATAGCTTCTGTTTCTGTTGCATAGTGTGTTGTGGGTTTGATTCCCAACTTGCCTAGTGCAGTCAACGCATCTGTATTTTCCATCCACTGAGTATTGATAGACAATGCTTGTAGCGCCGCTTCTTGCAAGGCTTTTTCTTTAGCAGCCAATACTGTTTCGTGATTGGTATCATGGAAGTCTTGCCCGCAAGCATAGCACTTGTGATTTTTTAACTCTTCAATTTCGGCTTTGAGTTTGTCGATGACCTTTTGTTCTTTGGCCTCGTCTGCCACACAACGAGCAATGTATTTTTCTAAGTCTGCAATGTCTTTGGCTTTTTGGATGTAAGCAGCCAAGTTGGTATGTGCTTGTAGTTCTGCTGTGATATCAATGTGACTGAGTTTGTTGTAGGTTGATTCTAACTCACCAATGTCTTTGTGTTGTTTTTGTTTCCAAGCAGTTTGTCGACCAACAAGAGCAGTATACGCATCTTGTTGTTGTTTTCTTGCAGACCACACGGCTAGATCTTTGTGAGCCAACAGTTCTACTTCTATATCAATCTTGGCTAGATCGTCATACTGCCCAACTAGATAAGCCAAGTCACTGTCGTACTTCTTTTGCCAAAGCACTTGTCTACGCTTTAAACTTTCGATTTGTTCTTCAATGCGCTTGTTGGCTTCTTGTACAGCACGAATTCTAAACTCTTCAGACTGGATAGCATCTTTGGTCTGACGGTTGAGTTCTTTGATGCGGTCAGCTCGTTCGCTCAACAAGGTAATGCCCAACAACTGCTCAATGATAGTGCGTTGGTCATTGGCCTTCAAACTTAAGAATGGTTCTGTGTAGGTGTTTAGCGCCAGCACATGTTTGAACATGTCATGGCTCATGCCAATAATACGCTCTATGGCGTCTTGTGTCTCTCTTGAATCTCCTTGTGCTTCGTCTTCTGCGGCTTTGTGTTCGTTGTTGACATAGAACTTGAGCACATTGGGTTTGCGCCCACGCTCAATCTTGTAGTCTGTACCGTTGATGTGAAAGTCTAAACTGACCAACATGCCTTTGGCATTGGTCTTGTTTACTAGGTTGTCTTTGCGGATGTTTGATAGTGCTTGACCATACAAGGCATAACTTAAGGCATTGATGATTGTAGTCTTACCTGTGCCGTTTCTCGATCCATCGCCACCCAAGTCTAAGTTTTCACCTAGCACTAGTGTAAGGTCATTGCGGTCAAAGTCAATAGCCTGTGTGGCTGCGCCTACACTCATGAAGTTTTTAACAGTGAGATTGCGTATTTGGATCATAGTTGATTATAGCACAATACCATTGATTGGTCGACTGGATTGTTATTCTTTAATTTTTCTAAAATGTTGCATGAGCTTTTGTCTATCAACTTTTCGACTGACAATGTATTCTATAACATTGAGCTCTCTGGCAATTTTGTTAACTGTTACATGTTGGTAATTGTCTTTAAGATAGTTGGAAAATTTTTGCTCTCCGTCTGGATTAGACTTCCAAACACTTAGGTACAGTTGTTGTTCCTCGTTATCAATCACAGCAGTAGCACCATCTTCTGGAAAACACTCTGCAACTTTGTTGTCAATGTCGCCAAGATTTATCCATTCATCACAGATACGATACTGTGTGCCTCGACCGTAGAAATGATAGTCGTTGTTTATTAAATTAAATTTGTCCTGACTGGTCTTCCACTCAGTTTCTCCCAACCCCACAACCTTGACATGTAGATACCCGTCTTCAATTTTAAAATCAAAAAAGTCATCAAGTTTTGGTCCAATTCTACTGGTTACATACGTACTCGAATCTGTATTTTTATCCACTACTTTGACCAAAAAGCCGTAACCAATTGTGGTATCACCAAACACGTTCCTAATAGATCCAACATTTTTTTCGTGCATTAAATCAATGCATCGATTGTTAACATAGAACAATGTAACAATGTCTAGATTGTGAGTGAGTCTGGGTGTTTCGGACAAAAAGTTTATTAATTTTTCTGAACTATACAGCAGTATCTTGTTGATTTTACGGTCAACAATATACTTAGATAAAACTTTGTAATAGTTGTTGTCTCTCGGATCACCGTTGTAGATGTAGTGATTCTTGCTAGTCATAAAACTAGGCAAGAAGTGGTAGCACATACTAGCACCGTGATGTAAATTGTTAGTGTGCAATGCGTGTTCGCCAGAATTAAAATTTAGATGTTTAGTTAACCGACTTGCTTGTAATGCAATTTCTTTGTGAGTAATCTTAATCTGTTTGGGATTGCCAGTTGTTCCTCCTGATGCTGTCCAAACAGCATCAATGTCAGCAGACGCCAAAATTGTTTGCGAGATTTTTTTAAATTTTGTATGATCTTGAATTTGATAAGAGTCAAACTCTTTTTCAGTTAGTATGGTATTGCAGTTAAGTTGATTGCGTTTGTGATCCCAGTAAGAATAAAAATCCTGATCGTTAGGATCAGTTTGCCGACTGTACACAATTGCAAAATCTACCTTACCATGCATGGTCATTCGATAACTAGTCGCATCTTCGTAACTGAAGGCATGCGGCCAATCAACAATCATAATCATTCCCAACTCCCACACCGCAAACACCGCGCTGTAATAGTAGGCATTGGTCAAGTTAAACTCTAACATCACTGTTTGGCCAGGCTTTGCCTGATACTTTTCTACCAGCAACATTTTCCAATAATCAATCATGCTGACAAATTGTGTTCGATCAATAATTGTTACCTCGTTAGATTGAAAGTTCTCCTGATAGAGAACAAAATCTGGCGAAATAAGGTCGCGAGATAAGATGTTACTCATTGTGGTGTAATGTTAAAATTATTAACAATGGTTTGATACTGGTCTTGCTCGTTCTTGACTTTTCGTTTGAAGTCAGTTAACGTCATTGTGTGAATAGGAATGTAATCAAACTTTGCCATAGTTTCTTGAACTCTTGGATCAGCAACAGCGTCTTTGAGATCACGTTCTAATTGAATTTTGATTGCTGTGGGAGTGTTAGTAGACACATAAAAACTGCACCAAGAGATGAGTGTTGTAATGTTTTTACCAGTCAATTCTTTAAGTGTCGGAACTTCGGGATATCGTGAATCTCTTTGCGCAGTTGCAATGCCAATCAATTTTGTTTTCCCGGCCAACACCATATTTTTTGTAGTTCCTGTGCTGCCAAACGCATATGGGACTTGACGGGTTGACACATCAGCTTGCCACTGGCCAAACTCTTTGTAAGGTATGTGTGTCATAGATTTATTTCCAAGACTAGCACCAAACTCTGCGCCAAGCAAGTGTCCAATGGAACCAATGTTCCAAGAACTGTATGTTGGATTTTTGGATATCTCTTGCTTGAGATCATCGTAATTGCGTATTTGACTAGATGCAAACAATGCCATGTTTGCATCTAACACTGGTGCAATTGGCTCTAGACGGCCAATTGGTTCATGATTTTTATAAAGCACTGGATAGGAAACTACAGTACCGCCATCTAAAAATCCTATAGTGTATCCATCAGATGGCTCACTGTTGATGGCATTCAGCCCAATTACGCCAGCACCTCCCGGGCGGTTTTCAACTAACACTGGCTGTTTCCATTTTTCGGTTAGTACTTCAGAAATTTTTCTAGCCATAACATCAGGACCTGAACCAACCCCAATTGATAAAATAATTTTAACTGGTTTGCTTGGAAAATTTTGTGCTATTGTATTCATAGATACAAATGCTACCAGCAAACTTGCTATAATTTTTTTCATGTAAAATCCTTATAAGTTTTGATAAATCTTCAGCAGTAGCTTGTTGTCGTAGAATTCTGACTCGATGTTTGTGAGTTGGTCTGTTACAATTTGATCCACACTTTCAAACTTGATCTCGCCAGGCGCCATGTCTGTGTCCACATCTGAGTTCTTGTTTGGTATCAAACTCATCTCACGCAGGTCATAGTCGCGGATGAATGTTTCTTTGATAAAGTTGGCTTCTTCGTATGAGATCTCAATGTCTAGTCCAACACGCACATGCATTTTGGGTTTAAGAAGAGTCGGAGCGTTGTCAATAAGGTTGGCGAGTCCGTAGACGCGATAGGTTGGTTGAGCAGGCCAAGCATGAAACTCAGGCGTTCCTCCCCACTCCAGTATAGTGAGGCCTCGTTCGTCGTCACCAGCATCTGCATAATTGTGAGGAAACGCATTGCCGATGTAGGTAATATTTTTCTTAGTCTGTCGCTTGTGGAAGTGTCCGGTGAATACATGTTCAAAATTCTCAAAGTCTTCTCTACGCACCTCTCCGTGGTCTGGCATTTCTACCATGGCATTCATCAAGTAGCCGGGCAGTTCAAAGTGCCCGAACATGTACTTGCCAGTTAGCTTGGGTATCCTCTTATGATCGTCTCCACATAGCCAAGGGGCAATAACGACATCACCACTGCTAAACCAATCATTGCAGATTTCAACACGAGGGAGGTGCTTTGCCCACTCCACGCTTTGAATGTCACGTTTATCGCGATAATATAAATCGTGGTTACCAGGAATAAAATACACGCGGTCAAAATTTGCATTTAAGTGCTCCAGTGATCGAAGGCTGTAGTTGAGTGTGACAATGTTTAGGCTGGCACGGTTGTTGTGCCAGTCGCCTAGGAACATGGCTGTTTCACACCCTTCCTCTTTTGCTTTAGCAGTGGCCCATTTTACAAAAGCCAAACAATCTTCATTGTGTAAGGTAGAATTGGATTTGAGTCCAAAGTGTATGTCAGTGAAGATAGCGGCTTTACGGAATAGATTAGACATGTTTATAACAATTGTTACCAAATAGTAGTTGCAGTTTTTTCAAAATATTTTCGTAAATTGGTTGATAAGTTTTCTCGCACAACTCTGCCACCCAATCGTAGTTAGAACATAAATCAGGTGCATGATAGGGATTTTTTACAACAGCAATTGAATCATAGTGGTCGGACAAATCTTCAAGCAAACTAAAATTTATAGATTTGTTGTAAAAATAAAATAATGCCAACAATAGATCTACATAATTTACAAAACTATCCAATGCTTGATCACAAGCATCTTTGTCAATGTGTATGGGTTGCCACATCTGCACTTCTTGTTGGATTTCTTTTAAAGAATCAGCAGTAGTTATTATTAGACGGCGTTGCTTGGCAATTTCTACACTTAGCAAATATTTTAAAAAACTTTTTCTGGCCACAGCCCCAATGAACTCGGCAGTAGTCAAACGTCGGAATCTATAATCGGCAATAATGTTTTTGTCATGATGACAAAAGTGTTTTGTATCAAGCACTTCCTTTAGTACATGAGTTCCTGACCTTCCGGTGGTAAAAATTATAGGAGGAGTAGTCTGCGCACTAGATAATTTTGGTTTGTGCCAAAAAATTAGTTCATCACTCATTGACAATCTGTACAAAGACGCTTTTAACCATTGCATTTGATTGTACTGATCCAACTCCCACGCTGGATCAAGATTAGCAATGTCAAGATTGTGATCAGATATAATCTTGACACAGGTAAAGGTCTCTTTGAGCTGTGCAAGAATTAGTGTGGGTATATTGTCTGCACATGTAAGATCTGTGCAGACATTTGTCTTAGATTTTGAATACTGAATTCTTGAATCAAAGTCACACAGTGTAGACCCGTCAACTGTCCACGAATCTGCAATGCATGGCATTATTTTTGAATTTTTTAATTTAGAACTAAACCACGGCTTAACCAGTTGATTTCCGTTGTGTAAAATTAATGAATTCATCCTGCTAGTATACTACTCATCCAAGCTAGATACAACCGGTCCGGACATGGCAGCCATACCAGCTTTGCCAGAGTTTTGCCTAGTCCATGATGGATTCAAACCGTTCATCTCCAGGATGTCATCTCTGATATTCTGATTTTTCTTTTCGATGTTAAGAATCCGTGTAAAGCTATTAGTGATAGCAGCGGTATAGTAAGCAAAGGGATTTTGCGATTTTGATTCGTCAAATTGAAGACCAATTTGACTAAGTTGAAGTAGAGCTTGTCCACGCATTTCCTCGTTGTAGGTGTAGCCACGCCAGTTAGATCGAGTGGCATAGCGTTCGCACAGTTTCATAAACATCAGCGCCAGCTTCTTGGTCATTGTGCCGTGATCTTTTGAAAACTCTCCTGTGGTCAAATCGCCCTTCCAGTGGCTACGGCCCACAATATAAGGTTTTTTATCTTCGTCCAGTCTATACTGTTCAAACGGAGGAAAGTTCACACGCACATGATTTAGATCCAACACAGGCACATCCAATATTTCTGCTAGTGGATCTTCTGCTACATCATCCAGTTCAAAAATGTCTTCTAGTTTTTTGCGTTTGGCTTCGGCCTTGGTAATTTTTTTAGGTGCTTTAGGAATGTGATCCCAACAGGTGATCCTAAACACTAGGTCAGTGTTGGGAATTTTCTTTTGATCAATCACTTCGCCTGTTTCGCGTTTGATACGGTCAGCACGATTTTTTCTTGCTTCAACTACAGTGCGTTGATTAATTTTGTCCAGGCCGGGCAGTATCAAATCAAACTGGTGGTCCTGTACAGGATCTCGATACCAGCAATAGGTGTTCTTGCTGAAGTGTATTTCTTTCAAAATATCACGGTTGTTTAGGTAATTGACACGAGGTGCCGCTTTTGGTAATAGAGTCATAGTATGACAAGGTCTCCTTAATAGGATTGTAGCATATTTACAACAATTGTCAACCTCTTGTTAAACTGAGCCGTTTTTGTCAGCGGTAAATAAGCTATAGGAACATCTAATGGCAACATACAGCTACGAAATACAAACAAAAATTCCGCTTACGTCACAACAGCAAGCGGATATTCGCAGTGGCGGCTCCATACCAGACTCTGTACGAACAGCAGCAGACAATGCCACAATTGCCCTGGCTAATTCTACATTTGGGCAAAGTTATACCGTCGGAGATAAGTTTGGAGCTGTGACTGGCGGTAATTTTGTTACACAAACTCCAATAACTAGTCCAGCAGAAATTGCAGCAGCCGCGTTGCCACCGGGTATAGCCCCAGTTCCAGGAGCTGTAAATCGACTTGTAGAAACCCGAGCTCCGGTCGCTGATGCACCGCCATCTTCAATTGTTGAGCAGCCGCCTATTCCTCAAGAGTTAAAAACTGTTGTAAATGTAGACATAACAACTCCACCAGCAGTAGCAACACCATTACCAACACCGGCCGCGCCACCTGTTCCAGCAGAACCTGTTCCAACAGCGCCTGTGGCATTTGAACCGTTGACAGTGGGCGGTAGAATATTGGCGCCGTCGGAATTTGAGGGCGCAGCAGACAGATTGGTTGTAAACCCACTGCCAAATACAAATCCAGCGCCAGTTGTCACCGGTGGCGGCGGGTCTATTGGGGCCGGTACGCCTGGTGTTGATCCCAATGGCACCGGCAATCCTGGAGGCGAAGGTAATCCTGGAGACGGCGACCCCGCCGCAGTACCGCCAACAACAGCACCTGCAGCCGTTTCTGTTGCGACAGATCCGGAATTTGTGGCAGAACAACCAGCAACACCGCCAACAACAGCACCTGCAGCCGTTTCTGTTGCGACAGATCCGGAATTTGTGGCAGAACAACCAGCAACACTGCCACCAGAGGTAGCATCACCGGGAGTCAATACACCAGGAGTCAGCACAGCCGCTGCAACAAATCGAGCACAAGCACAGAGCACCAATCAAACTCGTGTGAATCAACCTGCAGCGGCCGATTGGCGTGTGCGAATAAGTCTAGCACAAAATTCTTCTTATTTGTATAACGCTCCATCCAACCGAGATGGCACAGGTGGACCGGGCATACTTGCACCATTGCGGCCTACTAATGGTGTGATATTTCCCTACACGCCCAGTATTGAAACCAGTTATGTTGCTTCTTATGCCAAAACAGATCTTATACACAGCAACTATAAAGGCCAATTTTACCAAAGTAGTTCAGTTAGTGACATAATTATTCGTGGAACATTCACAGCACAAGACACTCGGGAAGCTTCGTATTTGTTGGCAGTAATTCACTTTTTTAGATCTGTTACAAAAATGTTTTACGGCCAAGACCCACAGGCCGGAACACCCCCGCCGTTGGTATACTTGAGTGGCTTTGGACAATATCAGTTTAACAATCATCCGTGTGTGGTTACAAATTTTACGTACAATCTTCCATCAGACGTTGATTATATTCGTGCCAATGGATTCAACAACATTGGATTGAACATGTCAAATCGTAAAAATCCAAGTTCAGGACCGCCCCCAAGCGGAAGTTTGGGCACTGTGTTGGCTATTATTGGCAGATTAACAACATCTGGATTGAAGCCAGGTGCAGTAACTAAAGTTCCAAACTCCAGCACAGTTAATCAAAACGTTGCCAATCAAAATTCTATCAACAGTACTTACGTGCCTACC